GACTGTTCAGCAACAGATAATGGACTTAACGTCTAGAATGACAGCTGCCAAAGTCGTAGTCAGAAGAGGAAAAGATGAAGATCCAGACGACATATATGAACTCGCATTTGATGAGAATCTCGCAAATGAGATAGATGATTTAGATAAATCATTAAATGGATTTGACAAGTTTGAGGAATTGCCGGACTTGAACAGAAGACTGATAGATCTGATAATGAGTCCACAGCTAGATAAATATGACGTATACCCGAAGAATAATACAATGCTCGAAATTAGCGTGGCTAAGAACCAGATGTTTATTGATTTGTCGACTGAAAAGACTGACGATGATGGTCACGGCTACGTCTTCAGCCACAATGGTGCGAAAACCTCCTTCATTCTACCGTGTATAGATACTAGAGAGCGCTATGATGAAGAAAAGCTGTGCAGTGGTTTCGATAGCTACGTCGCTAGATTGAGACAGTTTTCAAATCAGTATAATAATGAACACTACCTGCTATCCGTTATGAGTGCTCTAATATCATCAGTTGGAAGCAAGCCTGGATCAGCGATTGAATTACCGCAGATTATCATCGAGGTCATGAAGAATTTTAACAAAACAGAATCATCGAACTTTTATGAAGGACCGAACACTATAACGAAACCAACACCAGAGAGTCGACTGACGGGATTTACTGTTACAAGACGAAAGACTGTCGAGCTGCATTCAGAGAGATCACGTAAATTTAAAGAGAACTCGTTCTATGAGGAAGCGCATATTAACATGACCAAGAAGCAGAAAGAAGATTCGAAAAGAAAGAGATTTGACGAAGGTGAATATGAATTTATCAGAGTTGACGATGACAGATATCATCAATCCGTCGAGAAGATGATCGCTATCCTTGTGTCTGAAGAAAAAGAGAGCTTGCGCTACCACGTTCCTGAGCAGTTCTATTTCAAGTCCAAGAATGCGGACAGCTCAACTGACCTGCATTTCAATCAGTCAAGCGATCGTTCTGTAGAAATTGTATCCAATCTAACTCGAATTAAGCTCTACGGATGGCTTATCATGTATCACAAGTTGTTTCGTCAACTGTCGTCCGAAGCAGCCTTTACAAACAGAGCTTCTGAGGTTACTGTCGGAACCGGTGGATGCTCAAATGTTGTATGGTATATGTTGTCCGGTAATCAAGCCGAAAAACGAGATGGAAGCCGACCATTCTTCTTTGTGTATCGCGTTGATAGTTTGACTCTCAACTTCATTGAGAATTCTCATCTGTTCCCTATTAAGGAGACTCATCGAATTCCGGGCTCAGATAAATACCTGGTTGTCTCGAAAATGATGAGATTTAAAATAGAAC